CACTGACCAAGAATATCTGTCATTAATATGTAGACAATATGCCCAAAGCTATGTCTGGGTAAGTAATGCTTTTTGGATGGAGTATAGTTTGATTAAGTTAGGCAAAACAGAATTAGGAATTATCCGCCAAGAATTTTTACGTGCGTTAAATGATACCAGCGCAAATATCATAATTGATATTAATGATTTCTGGCACCAAGGCTTATTGACTTTGCCATATAAAAACGATAAACTAGCACAGTAGTAATTATGCCACTAGATAACAGAATGTATTCATATCAAACCGCAGATTTTATTGACCTAGGTTGGCAAAAATCATTTGCGTTTTTGCCGCATCGTTGTTCAAGGAGTAATCGCTTAATATGGCTAAAATGGGCATGGTGTCGTGTTTATCCCGAGTGTTCATGGGTGTCAAACGAAGAATATATTTTACTATGTTTAACTAATGAGTAATATCACAAAGGGTCGTAACAGTTACGATAGCACAATGGGTAATACCCTAGTGCCATTTTTCAATAGAAATGTCACTGCTTATCCAACAGAGGCTGGTGGTCCCAATTTTGATCTAGTTCCTGTTACTAAACAAAAAGACATTATGATCAACAATGCTAGGATGTATGCTCAGCAGGAATATGACCGTATAATGGAACTAGTAGCAGTATTACAACGGCAAGCTGCGGATATCAAACGCAGATTGGACATGACAGACTTAGTACACAGCTGTGTTTATGATTTTCAAGTAAGCATGGGCGGTGTTTATTGGGTAGTGTATGATAAGCGACTAAATTTTCATAGGCTAATCGGCATGTCTCCCACAGATTGGTCTAGTGGTATACCGCAAGATTACCAGTATATTTTAAAAGTAAAATATATGGGCGATCACACATGGATGGAATTAGAGGATTAATATTATGGCAACAAGAAAACCTAAAACAGTAGCACCTGACGTTACCGCATCTGAACCCGTTGTAGGGACACAACCAGCGGCAAAGAAGAGAGCAACAAAAAATAAAACTCAGCAAAGTACTACGATCATTAAGAATACAAAATCACCAAAAGATTTGGCTAATGAACAAGGTCAACCCTATGTTGCTATCGTTAGTGTTGAATTGGATCCAGATAATGTTGGCAATGGCGCATTTGAACTAGACTGGAATGATAAGTTTATTACTAAATTAGTCCGAGCTGGATACCAAAGTCAGCCCAATGAATCGGAAGATATCATTGTTGATAGATGGTTTCAAACTATTTGTAGAAATATTTCTATGGAAAACTTTGAACAATGGGAAGTCAATCAGCCAGTAGACGCTAGGCCCAGAAACATTGACAGACGTAACATTGGCGGCGGACGGTCGGAGATTTCCTAATTGAAAACCGGCATAGTTGGCAATTTACGGGATCCTTACAACACCTATCCTTATTGGGTATTACCCGACAGACACATGGTTAATCTGTTTGACAAATGCCAAGAAGTCAACCGTGATGCTACTGATCTACAAAATATTCAGATTCAATCGTACCTTAAAAATGCTTGCGCTGGTCAGTGGTGTTTTAGTAATGACAGATTCTTTTTTTCCCTTGAACCAGATTGGGAATCTTTTAAAATAATGTGTACGATTGGCTGGCAATGACAAAATTATACGTAAACGGCGACAGCCATACAGCTGCGGCAGAAGCTGTCAATCCACATGGATTTGCTAATGATGATAGCCGATACAAACATCTTGGCAGACAGCCTCATCCAGATAACCTAGAAGTAAGTTGGGGCAAACAATTAGCCAATATTATTGGTGCTAGCTTTGAATGTGGCGCTGAAAGTGCTAGTAGCAATCGTAGAATTCATCGCACTACCGTTGACTACCTTGCTGGAGCAAAAATTAATACTGATTGGCCAGATTTTATTGTAATTGGCTGGAGCACATGGGAACGTCGAGAGTGGCTGTGGGATGGGGTCTTTTGGCAAGTAAATGCTGGTGGAATTGGCCATGATTGGCCAGATGAGATCAAAAAACGGTATCGGAATTATGTTGTCAGCATTGATTATCAAAAATGTATGCGCACTGCCCAGCAACATATCCATGAACTCCACCTTGATCTACGTTTATTAAATATCAAACACTTATTCTTTAATACATTTTTACCACTGTCTGGTGTAGAATGTTTAGACTGGATGGGTTCATACCTTGAGCCTTATAATCCAGAGTTTTCGTTCTATAATTGGTGTATTAAGAACGGATTCAAGCCGGTATATCCAGGTAGTTATCATTTTGGCGCAGATGCTCATAGGGCATGGGCGGAATTTTTACATCCTTATATTACACAAATTGCTCTTCAACAATGACAAATTTTTGGCAACCAAGAACAATGCCACACAGCTGGTATGATAAGAATTCAGTATCCTCATGGAATGGTTTGGATAATCTTCATAACTTAGAGGGAAATCCAGAAGCAGAAAAATGGAAGAATATACCTATTGAATATAGGCGAAATGACTTAGGATTTCGTACCCATGATTTAAAACCTTTATTGGGCGAGTCGGTAGATGTTGCGCTGGGATGTAGCTTCACAGAGGGAGTTGGATTACCAGCGGAACTAACTTGGCCCCATCTAATAGAACAACGGACTACCAGGACTCTGCTAAATCTTGGTTTGGGTGGCGGTAGTACTGATACTGTTGCTAGAATATTAACTAACATCTGTGGACTGTATGATATCAAAAATGTCTTTATTCTATGGCCAGAATTGGCAAGATTTGAGTTATATTTTGCGGATCATGCCAGGAGTCCAATTTTAAGTTTGGTGCCGTCACAAGCTAGTGTAGAACATACTTGGAACATGGATATCCGTAATTCCACCCAGAGATTTAACCGAAATCAGTACATAGTCAACGCACTTGCTGAGAAGTATGGTTTCAATATCGTTGAACGGAATATCATGGACGCACTCACCCTAAAACCAATTGATTTTGCTAGGGACGGCTGCCATTGGGGCATAAGATCAAATCAGGAAATGGCGGATTGGTGTCTTGATAAGTTGACACAATAGTAAATAATATGCTATTATTATCCTATGAAATATTTAATCATTGATGCCGCAAATACATTTTTCCGTGCTAGGCATTCAGCACATCGTCAAAGTGATACATGGGACAAGTTAGGTTTCGCCCTCCATGTTACCCTCAGTAGTGTTAATAAAGCTTTCCGAGACCAAGGTGCCGATCATGTAGTCTGGTGTCTAGAGGGCAGAAGTTGGCGCAAAGACTTTTATCCACCATACAAAGCAAATAGGGCAGTGGATCGTGCTGCCCAAACTGAAGCCGAGCAAGAAGAGGACCGTCTATTCTGGGAAACGTTTGACGTCCTTAAGTCGTTTATTACTACCCGTACAAATTGTACTGTACTTCAACACTCTAGACTAGAAGCGGATGATTTAATAGCTGGATGGATACAATCTCATCCTAATGATCAGCATATCATTGTCAGCAGTGATACTGATTTTTATCAACTATTAGCCGATAATGTCAAACAATATAACGGAATTTCAGATGAGCTGCATACCACTAAGGGGATATTCAATAAAAAGGGTACCCCAGTCATTGATAAGAAAACGAAAGAACCTAAAAAAATCCCCGCTCCCGATTGGATATTATTTGAGAAAATTATCCGCGGCGATGCTACAGACAATATCTTCTCAGCCTACCCCGGCGTACGTACTAAAGGCAGCAAAAATAAAGTTGGGCTGCAAGAAGCCTTTCAAGATCAGGCCTCAAAAGGCTTTGCGTGGAACAATCTAATGCTCCAGCGTTGGATAGACCATAATGGGCAAGAACACAGAGTTCTAGATGACTACGAACGAAACAGAATTCTGGTTGATTTATCAGCACAGCCAGATGAAATCCGAGCAATCATCAAAGAAACTGTGGCCAATGGAGCAGTTCCAAAAAACAATTCTCAAATAGGTCTACATTTTATGAAGCTATGTGGCAAGTATGATTTAGTTAAACTAGGCGACCAGGCACAAGAATATGCGGCATGGATGAGCGCAAAAAGCTTAGAGACATGCCACAATGCGTAATAATCCATGGAATGGCATGCCAGCATTATTCTTACTAATTACTGTGTTTATGTTAATTCAGTTATTTTTAAATCTGCTTGGAGTTCCCACACAATATGACTGTAACGAAGCTGAATTTCGTCCTGATTATC